ATCGATTTAGTATTTCTCCGGCCTAGTTAGTCGGCTCGCTCTGTCCCACAATCGCAATAGCCTCTTCAGCGTATGAGTATGCAATCTGCACGCTCTCGCCGGCGACAATCGCGCCGCCGGGAATCGCAGTGACTATTCCGTTCGCGCGATCGACCGAAAAGTCTGTGCCCTGGATTAGCGCTCCGCCCCCGGAACCCGTGATGCTCACGGCGAACACATTGCCTTGAGGAAGCTGTATCTGGAGGTTCGAATTGAACGTGTATGCCGCCGCGACCACCGCAATCGAAGTCTGCCCGCCTTCCTCCAGCGCGATGCCCTTGATGAACAGCGGGAAGTCATCCGGCTCCGAGGCTTCGACCGCCACCGTGCTTAGCGCAAACGTCGACGAGTACGTCCATACCCCGCCCTGCTTGTCGCGCTTTACGAATTTTTCGCGCATCGGGTACATCTTGCGGCAACCAGGAACTTCATATCCGGTCAGCGCCGCGCGGATTCCTTCGATAATCGCGTATGCGCCCGGACTCGGCCCCGACGCGTCTCCGCCGACCGCCCATCCGAGGTCGCGCATCATCACTGAGATCTCGAACTCGAGTTTGCGTTCCTGGATTATCGCCGCAGTGTCGAGCAGTTCGCCGTATTGCGCGCCCTTGTACATCACCAACGCCGCGCCCACGCGATGAGTCAGACGCCACGTCTCCGGCCTGTCCGGATAGTGTGCGATTTCGATCGCGTTGATTTGCGATTGCAGCCGGCTGACGATCGCGTCTTCGATCGTCGCGATGTCGATCGCAGTCGGCGGCGTGAATACCAGGCCGTTCCACGCTCCGTCGAGCATGACGCCCATCTCAGTAGCCCCTCAGCTTTTTGCGAGTGAAGACGCGATTCGATCCCTGCTCACCCTCTACCACTCCCGCTATCGGCGGCTCCTGGCCATCGGCGGACAGACCGAGCGTGAGCTCGCCCGCCGCGACTTTCGCGAGCATTGCAACCGCGTCTTCATATCGTTTGCGAGCATCTTCCAGGTCATGCAGAGGGCGGAGCGATTGCATCCGGTACATCGCGATGTCGGTTGTGAGGCGGTTGAGCACGGCCGGCGGATCTGTCAGCGGCAGCGTGAAGCGTCCTTCGATGTAGCCGTCGATTTCGGCGGACGCGTCCGCCAGGGCCTGGGTGATCGGTGCGTTGTTTACCGTCGTCGCCGTTGGATCTTCATTAGTCAGTTGAACCAGGTCGCGATTTGGATACCGATTGATCATGTCCTGGACGGTCGCGTAGCTCACTGTCGTAACCTCATCGCATCGCAAGTGACTATTCGACTGAGAGGTCTCTCCGCGGGCGCTGGACAACCGATTTGCGCCCGCGGAGAGTGGCCATACGCCCCGGCACTGCGGGCAGGAGGGGGACCCGCGACACGCCGGTTCAGGAAAACTGGATTCATCGCTGTTTCTCTGCGTCCTTACGCCAGGAACTCGCTGACAATAAGGTCCGCGCTGTTGCGCCAGATGTTCGAGGTCGCGACGCTCGCGCTCGCGCCTGCGCCGGCCATGAATTCGGAGTTCAACAATTGCCGCGCGACTTCTTCGAGCACTGGCGGCACCAGCAGGTACACGCCGCTGCGGCTCGACAACGCGCCAAACGGCTGTCCTGCATCGGTTTTGAACGCTCGCATCGCGGCCCGCGCCGCACCGTAGTTGGTCGGATTGCTGAGATCCGTGTTGCTGGCGTAGGCCAACTGCCACAGCCCGACGCCGGTGTTGGCGCGGCCGTCGACGCCGTAGCGAAATTCGCGTCGGTTGAAAACCGCTTCGTCGGCGACATTAGTCATTCGCGTGACTGCGTATTCGCGCCGGAGCTGAAAGATGAATGGACGAATCACCCGCGATGCGTCGATCAGGTACCAGTACGCGCCCGACCCGCTCGAGTTGATATTCGCCGCCGTGTTCCCGGTCTGGCCCATCAGTCCGACTGGATGGCTCGCTGAAAAGAACGGCACCCCGTCGAAGCCGACGACATCCGCCGGATTAGCTACTGCGTCCTTGATCATCGCGAACAGCAGCATGTCGGGATGCACCTTGGTGTCCCATCCGAGCTGCTCGATGATCGGCTCGTACGCGCCATAGGTATCGTCTTCGATATCGTTGCGATCGATCGCAACTGTATCTTCGAAGTTTCGATTGACTATTGTGTACTCGTGCGTCTCGAGCGCCTGGATTACTCTGTCGCCCAGCCATTCGCGGAACTTGGTAGTGCGGCCGAGCCACGGATAGGTAGTCTGGCGCGACGCCGAACGCACTACGCTCGTGATTTGCTCGTAGTATGACGGTGGCTTCTCGAACCCGCGCTGGAAGACGACGTCGAAGCCGGTAAATAATGCGGTCAGATTCGCTGCACTGATTTCCATCTAGTTCTTCCTCTTTTTCAACTGGTGAACGTCATCGTCACGCGGATGCGGTTGATTGATGCCAGAAATCCACCCAGACCTGGCCGCTCGGATCGATCGCAACTACGGTCCCGGCCGCCGCGTATTGCTGGACGGTCGCGCCGCTTGCGCGATCGGTCGCAGTGACGTTGTTGTCGTCGAGCGCGAAGCACACCAGCCCGACTTGTGCGGCGCCGACCGAACCGTCCGTCGCGTACAGGAACACTCCCTTGCGCGCCGTGATCGCGATCGCGCCCGCGACGCCTGGATTGTTGATCGCGTTCTGCCCCGGGATTCCGTTCTTCACGTATTCCGCGCGGCCTACGACCTTGAGCGCATTGGCGACGGTCGTAGTCGCCGACGCCGGGACCGCATTGCCGGCCGCATTCAGCGCGACCATTCCGCCGAGGTAAACGTTGGTGTTCGCCTCGACCGGATACACCCGCATCCTGCCGCCATCGGCCATCTCGGGCGTATTTCGCGAATTGGTTAGAGCCGCCATCTTTTCACCTTTCTTTTTTCAGTATTAAGAGTGTTTTCGGTTTTAAGAGTCGCGCACTGCACGCCATCAGTCCTGGTTGTTTCGAAGGTCTGCGCTGCGTGCTGCCGCGTTTCGGAGATCCGCGTCTGCCCGCTCGAGGCTCAGGAAGTCCGCACGGCCGCGCTTGCGGCGCACGAACTCCGAATGCTTGAGGCCGAGCTGCGCGCAGATTGCGAGTTCCGCCGCGTTAAGCCCGCCCGCGCGCCGCTCGGCCGGTGGCTCTCCCGACAGGCCCAGGTTCTCGCCGAGTATCGACGGCTGCTTGGCCGCGAATGCCTGGAAGCCGCGCGTGTCGGCGGCGCAGTACGCGATCGCCCATTCGCGCTGCGCCGGCACGATTTTGCCCGCGCGAATCGCTTCCTCGACCGTATGCGCAGCGCGCTCGCGCGCGCGATCGGCCTTGAGCGCGTTGAGTTCGGTGAGTGCCCGCTCGAACTCCGCGATCGCGACGTAATGCGCAGGGTCGTGTGCATGCGTGCTAGTCGATTGTGACGACGCCGCATCGCCGGCCGCGCGCAGCTCGCGCACTTTTGCGACGACGTCCGCCACGGTAGCGTCGCTCTCGAGGCTCAGCAGCTCGCGCAATTCCTGAGTTGGAAATTCCATCTGTTCATCCTTCGTATCGTTGTTGGCGGCCGCTGTGCGCGACGCCGCAATAGCGGTCAGGTGAAGATTTGGATTGTTGGTTAGCCCGGCTCGCAGCAGCCGCGTCACGACTCCGTCTTTCGGATCGAACTGGAACACGGGCGAGACGTAGCGGTATTCGCGCGCTACGATTGAACTTGCCGCCCGCACCGTCCACTCGACCCGTCCCCACACCGCACCGCCGCGCACTTCGAGTTCGCGAATCCATCCTGCCGCCGGAGCGGGCCGTCCTTCGGGTGCGCCGAAGTCGGTCGCATGGTCGTAGTCGATCGGCAGGCCCGCATTCATTTGGAGCGCAGTGGTGGACGCGATTACGGCTGCCGGATCGTCGAGGCGAAACGGCCCGCGTCCGTCGCGGCCATAGAAGACTCCGGCCGGCAGCAGCTCGATCCATTCGGGCGCTGCAGCCGCGCCTTCGCCCAATGCTGGTGCGGAGGCGGGCGCACCGGCGGTATCGATCACGAACGAAGGAATCAGTTTGCCCGCCTGCGTCTCGC